GGTGTTTAGAAATGAACGCATGCCGGAAATCCAGAAAGCTATAAGCACTTCATCTATGTCCGTGAAAAAAGAGGAAGTACTGAAAGATCTTCCCCCCATGGTCGTTATTAATCGTAAAGTAAAAATGTCTACTGATCAAAAACGCATGTACGACTCACTAAAAGAAGACTTCCTTACTTGGATAGATAATCAACAGGGTATAAGCGAAGCCGTCGTGGCAAATCTTGCTATAGTAAAAGCGCTTAGGCTTATGCAAATAGCCTCAGGCTTTGTTACAACTGATGAAGGCAATACTATCCCTATCCAAGATAATCCCAAAATACCTGTGCTAAAAGAATTATTGCAGCAAATTACTGTAAACAATAAAGTTATTTTATGGTGCGCTTTTAAATACAACTATAAACAACTAGCAAAAGTCTGTGAGGAGTTAGGCATTAAGTATGTCCTCTTAACTGGAGAACAAGATACCGAGCAAAAAAATGAGAACGTCAAAGAGTTTAGGAAAGATCCTAACTGTAAAGTTATCATAGCGAATCGTAAAGCTGGAGGGATAGGGATTAATCTAGTCGAAGCCTCCTACTCCATTGTTTTCTCAAGAAATTTTAACCTAGCAGACGAACTCCAATCAGAAGCAAGAAATTTCAGAGGCGGAAGCCAAATACATGAAAAAATTACAAAAATTAATTTAATTTTAGAAGATTCAATCGAAGTAGAAGCAATCGAAATGTTATCAAAGAAGCAGGCAATTGCCGATAATGTTATACAACTTACACGCTTAATAAGGAGCATGAAATGACGGACTTACAGGAATGGAACACGCCGAAAGAAGAAGTTTCCTTGGCCACAATGGAGAAAGCGCTAGAAGATTATACCCTTGCTAGGGCAGAGTATGAAGCAGCAAAGGCCGTATCTAATGGGAAACACGCTATCATGGTAGAAAAGGAAGAAGCCATATTGGATCTTCTAGACAAGACGGGCCGCGATTCGTGGGATGGTAAAGCAGGGAAAATAAGTAAGACTACTCGCATGGAGTACACCACAATTAAAGATCCTACGGAAAAGATTGCCTTTGCGAAGTGGCTTGAGACAAAATACGGCAAAGATATGTTTTGGTCACTATTCGGAGTTAATGCTATGACATTTAATTCTTTTTGTAGAAAAGAATTTGATAATGGTGAGACAACTATTCCAGGAGTTAACGAGCCTACAGAGAAGATCGGACTATCTTTTAGGAAGAAAAAATGATTCGACTAGCTTTCTTCTTACTATCCATCTTAATAGTTGTGCATATTTATAACACCATTAACATTCTTTATTACGATTATAGATGGTGTGCTTCAAGAGAGGTAACTAGCACTAAAATGTGTGTATTTTCAAGTTTATATAGAGACAAAACTAATTTTTACTTAATTGATTTAAAGGAGACAAAATGACTAAGAAAGAGATCACAAAAACTACTGAACAGGCCGTAGCTCCAACTATAGCTACTCCCTCGCATCTCGAAGCGTGGGGAACTCAGGAAATAAGCGCTAAAGATTTAATGATCCCTAAAATTCTGCCCATGCAAGGTATGAGTAAACTGGTTCTAAACAGAAAAGCGCAACTAGGAGAGTTTAGAGACAGCCTTTCAGGGGAGTTACTCGGTAGCATCGATACCCCTCTTGAAATTATTCCCTTTCATGTAGAAAGACTATGGGTGATTAATGAGAAGATAAACGGAAAGTGGGAGTACGCTAGAACTGAAGCAGTTACTCCATCAAACGAAGGACGCGCCTGGGAAGAAGGTAATTTTCGTTATACCTGGACCTATTCTTTCTATGTCTTAATAGCTTCAAAGGTAGCAGAAGGTATCCCCTTTCCTTACGTGATTAACTTTAGATCAACTTCAGTTAAGGGCGGAAAGAAGCTTTTCAACAGAATGTTTGTATATAACCGACAACTAAACAAAGCGCCTAACTGTGAAGCGTTCATGTTGTCAGGGAAGCTTGATACTAACGACAAGGGGACTTATGTAGTTCTTGACGTATATCCTTCAAGACCTTCTAACGAAGTGGAGCAAAGGGAAAGCTTCAATATGTTCAAAATGATTAAAGCTGGAAAAACTAAAGTAGACCATAGCGAAGATGCCCAGGTAACCTCTACCCCTAATAACCATGCTTCAGAGAATGTAGAGTTTTAAAGGAGAAATTATGTCTATACCAAAAAGAATTTTAGATGTTTCTAATACTCTACACAAAATGGCCGATCAAGTTTTGATCGGAGTATTGGAGAGCAGGACCGGATCTGCTCAAGTAGAGTTATCAAGTGATAAAGGTGGAGGTAACTATATCGTGACGGTTAGTTCCACGTTTAAACCACAAGAAGAGCTAAAGCGTCCTCGGGTTAAGAAAGCTTCAAGAAAGAAATGAGACTAGTTTTCGATATTGAAACTAACGGATTATTAAAGCAGGCGAGTGTGATTCACTCGCTTGTTATTTATAATCTAGATACTCAAGAGAGGGGCTCGTACGCTGATCGGCCTAATTACCCAAGTATTGATCAAGGGCTTGATGTTTTACAAAGCGCCCATCTACTTATCGGCCATAACATTACTTCTTTTGACCTCCCGGCCATTCTCAAAATAACTAAACGATCGTTTAGTAATCCAGTGTTTGATACCCTCTTGGCCTGTCAGATGTGCTTTACTGAAGATATGTACAAGGAAGGAAACTCGCTTAAGGTATGGGGTCAAAGGCTAAAAATAGATAAGCTATCCTTCAAAGAAGATAACTCTTTTGACCACTGGTCAGAAGAAATGCAAAGGTATTGTGAACGAGACGTCGAAATTAATACTAAATTGTTTAATTACATAGAAGAAACTAAAAGATTATCCTCGCAGGCCCTAGAGCTTGAAACCTCTTTCAAAAGACTCATGGATAAACAGGAGAATTATGGAATCAGTTTTGACATGGAAAAAGCGCTTGCTCTACAAACTAAAATCGGTGGTGAAATCACGATTAGAGAGGAAGAAATCCAAAGAATTATCCCTTTTCATCTTAAACGAGGAAAGCTATTCACACCTAAGAAGCGCAATTCTAAAACTGGACTCTACCCCAACAGTTCTTTTATTAAAATATCGTACGAAAAATTCAACCCAAACTCTCGCCCTCAAATTCTTGAAGAACTCAGACTACGATATGGATGGGAGACTTCAGATAGAACTGAGAAGAACGCTCCCCAGCTCAAGCGAGAAGTTTTGGCCTCACTTCCCTTCCCAGAAGCAAAAATCCTAAGCGAATACCTAGATATGAATAAGGCCTTCTCTATGTTGTCAGAAGGGGATACGGCATGGCTTAAATGTGTCCAAAACTCCAGAATACACGGAAAAGTTTTTACCCTGGGAACAGTAACAGGAAGATGCTCCCATAATTCACCTAATCTAGCGCAGGTTCCCTCTAAAAGATCATTATATGGTAATGAGTTTAGAACTTTGTTCCATAGTCCCAAAGGATGGATAGTAGGTGCCGATGCCTCAGGGATAGAACTAAGGTGCTTTGCTCATTACTTAGGCGCATATGATGAAGGGAACTATGGTAAGGCCGTAGTCACTGGAGACGTTCATACCTTAAATATGAAGGCCGCAGGACTCCCGAATCGCGATTCGGCCAAGACATTTATCTATGCGTTCCTTTATGGAGCAGGGCAGCAGAAATTAGGCAGTATTCTTAAACCCGAGGCCAGCAAAGAACAGCAAGCAAGTATTGGCGCAAAGATAAAATATATGTTTTTACGAAATATCGCTGGTATCGAACAACTTGTTAATCAAGTTAAACGAATCGCCGATTCGCGTGGGTATTTAACCGCAATAGATGGAAGATATCTTTACATAAGATCCTCCCACCTAGCACTTAATACACTACTGCAATCTTGCGGCGCTATTATAATGAAAAGAGCAGCAGTTATATGGGCACAAAAGATGGAAGAAATGGACCTATCAAACCATGTATTTCCAGTATTAAATGTCCATGATGAAATACAATGCGAAGTCTTAAGAGAAGATCTTATCCCTATCGTAGGACAGATATTAGTTGATAGCATTAAACAAGCAGGGGAATTCTATAATCTTAGAGTCCCTTTAGATGGAGAATATAAGTATGGAAAAAACTGGGCACAAACACACTGATGATCTTACCGGCGTTGATTGGTACTTCTATGACCTTATTATCAAAAATACAGACTTCACCAAAATGACCACCACTGATCAAGTAGTTAAAGGATTTTATGAAATGTTGTGGGTACATGTGATCGGCGAAGTAAAAGCAGAGAACAACTCTTTACAGCAACAACTAGGTAAGTTTATCATCGAAGCTGATGAACAAAGACGCGAAAAAGAAAGACTTCAAAAAGAAGTCGATTCCCTTAGAGAAGAACTTTCAAAAGAAAATCCTAAAGAAACTCGGCCTCTATAACTGTTACTACTTCGTGAAGGAAGCCGCCGCGATTCGCGGTATCCCCGATATCATAGGGTGTTATAACGGAAGAATGTTCGCTTTTGAAGTTAAAAGAGCGAAATCTGAAGTGTACTACAAAGATGGAAGGGAGAAGATTAGCGGTAGAACTGTTTTACAAAAATACAATTTAGATAAAATAAAAAAAGCAGGAGGTTATGCCTGCTTTCTGTATCCTGAGAATTATCAGGAGATATTTAGGGAATTATTCGCCCATCATATAAACAGTATGGAAGATTAACTTGCCGGCAGAAATCCCAGTAGCGCCTGATCCTACAGTAGCAGTCATGTCGCATCCGCTAGTCACATATACCATTGAAGCAGCAGTATCAACAGGAGCGCCTGCTACCAAAGTGTTAGCACTATCATCAGCAAAATCAGTAGCGGTTAATAAATCGTTAGTAGATAAACAACCTAATTTTAAAGTATTGCTTGAAGCTGAAGTGAATGGAGTCTCAACTATAACCACAACTTGCTTAACTACAGCACTGGTAGGAAGACTTCCTACTATAACAGTAGCTCCAGAAGCTAGAGTACTAGAGATATTAAAGACATCTCTACGGACCTTGATTCTCTCAAGCTCTTTAAAGCGAGATTCTTCATGAGGAAGGAAAGGAGTAACAGCGTAAGCCTGTGCGCCTACAATTAAACAAAACAAAGCAATCATTTTACTAAACATAGCATTTCTCCTCTAGATAGTTATTTTGTAATAGTATGCCTAAACAAAGCAATGTAATCAATGACAAAGACGAGATATGATAGGTCAAATTACCCAACGAGTTAACTAATAAAGCAAAAATAACCGCAAAAAAGCTCCAGTTTTTCTTCACCAAGGTAACCTTTGAAAGGATAAGTCCTAGAAAAAAGACACCTACTAGACCAAAATTAACCAAAAACTCCAAAGGCTCATTATGTAGCTGCCTGAATTCTTGAGCAGTAAAGTACATAGGGAAGTTGTCATAAACAAAGCCTAGGCCCATCCCAGTAAATGGCCTAATAGAGAGAACTTTAAGAGCTATCTCCCATATCTTGAATCGGTTACCACCATCTAAAAGATAGTGTCCTTTTAGTAAATATAAAGAACAAAGAAGAACAAAAATAGACGCTGCAATAAACTTTTTCTTGGCCCTAGTTTGACTATAGATATACCAAAAGATCACACTAAGTGCCCCTAAATAGGACATACTGGATTTGCTTAAAAGAACAGCATAAACCAAAGGGAGAATAAATAAAGGGAATGCCCTTATCGCAAAAGGTAAGGCCGCTACACATAGTACCGATGACATATTAATATTCATTAAGGTGCCAATAGGCATAACTACATTATGAGGAACTGCTACCCCCGCACCAACATAGTATAAATCAGCATTTAAAAAATAAGAGTAGATACGTAGAGGCTCTAGCCCCCATTGATTCAATATAAGGCATATTGCTTGAATTACCCCAGCTAACAAGATCCCATTCCCTAAAACCTTCCTATCCCCTAAATGAACAACCTGAGGTAATAAAATTACCCCCGCCATAAAAGTCTGCCACTGTAAAATAACCGCTTGGGAAGTAATCAGATATTGATTAAAGAAACTCAACATGAATAGACCGCCTATCCCTACCCTTAAACGTAAACTAGAAATTTTAGAAGGATAAAGAACAAGAGATAACCCGACTGCGAAAATAAAAAACCGATCTTTTACAAAGGAAGCATCCTGTACGTTTCCATTAGTGGAGAAGTAAAGAATTAGGACATTCAACATGAATGCCCAGTAAAAAGAGAACTGCTTTCTCACTTAATCCTATCTTCAGAAATAAGAACAAAGGCCGCTGCCCTAAATTCATGAAAGTCTGCTTCCTTGGTTAAGTCTTTAATCATAATATCCCACTTGTCGCATCGATCCCCAACCCAGGCGCGTCTAGTACATTCACGGGAACATATTTTACCCACAACAGAATCAATATTTGTTTTATTAATTTCATTGTATTGAGCTATTTCAAAATCCTGGCAAAGCCTGAATCTTCTATCCTGCCACTTCCTTGTTGAAGTCTTGGAGGAAGCGCAAGAGATTGTCGCGATAATCGTCGATGCGAGTATCATCACGGTCAGGGTAGTTCTTAACAATTTCTTTTTCATATTTATCTCTCAGTTTATGGAATTGTTCGCGTTTTCTTTGTTCATAATTAGGGATCTTATCCATTAGTTTATCGGTTATCGATAAGGTCAATTGGATAATTTCTCCTATAGGTAATGGACTCATTTTTTCCTCGTTAGTCTTTCTTTTATTAAATCGTAGATTGCAAAAATGCCCCGAATAGCGAGGTTTAATCGTACCCAGGGCATTCTTATAACGGTTAATATCACCACTCGTAGTATAGTGATTAACTAGTCCTTCTTAATAAACAACTCGATAATCTTTCCAACAGCATCGGCACCAGTAACAGTCAAGGCAGGAATATTCTTAATTTCTTCCTTGAAATCACTTAGACCGTCTATAGCTTTAACAAGGTCGCCGATAAGAGGAGTATAGTCCCCCTTCTCTTTAACAACTTTGATAATAGCAACAGCAAAAGAAAGCACTTCCCCTATCTCTTTAGCAAATTCAACTTCTTTTTTGATAATCATTATATTCCCTTATTTAGGTGAGTTTACGTTAGCTTGTTCAGGAGCATCGATTTCTTGAGTTTGTTTAAGAGTAGCTACCCATCCTTTAAGTCTTTCAAGAAGTTTAGATACACGACCAGAATCAGCTACTTCAAGACCGTTTGAAAGATCAGAAGACTGACTATTAACAAGCTCAAAATAACCAGCGTCAAAAATACGAAGAACGTACTCTACTGCTGGACTATCTAAATTATAATCTGTAGGAAGATCCTCCATAGGAATAACATTAGGATGAGACTTAGGAAGATCTAGCTTCGGCTGAGAAATTACATGTGCAAGATCTTTTTCAAGTCTAGCAATATAGCTTTCTAGTCGGGCCATATCATAAGCGTCAACGTTAAAAACGCCTGAAGAGGCTGATTTTAAAACTTCATCCCTGAAAAGTAGAATTGTTCTACCTAAAAGTCGAACATCGATGTTCTTGGTAATCATTTCGTATCTCCTTGTTGTTTAAGCTTCATCCATTGGACAGCACTTTTTAGCATTGATTCGGCTACGGTATGATGAATTCCTGGGTCTTTTTCGCATAACTCTGTAAGCGTTTTGAGTACTTGCTCAAGAGCACACAAGCATAAATGCCTTTTTTCTTTCATGTCTTATTCCCTTAAACAGGCTTTTTTAGCATTCTTAGCGTTTATATCAATCGCTAATTGGCAGATTAGGTTGTGAACTTTGGTATAGTTTCCTTCGGCCTTAGTCTTATCGTCATTTATCCTAGTTTTTATTTCAACTAATTGTTTGTCCATGGCGTCTGATTTATACATCATTGTACCCAAACTAATCCCCATTGCAATAAAGAAAAATACGGCCTGAGTAGCGGTATGTAGATGTTTAAGATCTTTAACCAACTTTATCATTTTTTATCATTTTCTTTGTCGAGTTTAAGCCATGCGGCATCTCTTAGATCTTTAATTTCTGTAGGAATGTTTATATTTTGTTCAATCTTTCTAAACACATACCAGTTTGTTTCTTCAAGATACCTAAAGGCCGCTTGTTTTTCTCTTTGTAAGGCCTGTAGCGCCTGTGACTCGGCCTCCTTAATGGCAGACTCCCCGGCCGTTAAGGCACGTAATGAATTTAAGGTATATTTAAACTTATAGATCCTTTTAGTGATGTCATAAAGATCCTGATCAGGAACCTCAATTGTAAACTCCCCGTGTCTTTTCCAATCGTGTCCTATAATTTCTTCGCCCTTAACTGCTATAAACATAAAAGCTCCTAATAGGCCCAAGTTGGAATAGATTCTAGTTCAACGTCACCAGAAACTCTAAATGATAAAATATTATTAGAGGAGAAGGCTCCTAAAAGTGTATTAGTGTTTTTCAATACAAAAGCGTGACCCATGTTGGCGTCACTACTTAAGTTATCGGCCGATATTGAAATGGCCTGATCGTTACTGGAAACATTTTTAAAGACTACTCCAACTATGGTCACTGTTAACTCAAGGATGCTGGAGCCCGTTGCCCTAGTCATCGTAATGTTAAATTTGCATCTCCATTCGCCCCCCTGCATCTTGTAAGGAACAAAGGCCGCTCTAGCGACAGTACATGAGGTGGCCGTAGTTGTGGGAGAGACACCGCCGTTGTAATTAGTTCCGCTCAAGTATTGTTTATACCCTAGTCTCGTGGCCACGGTATTAGTCATTGCTGTAGGGTCATCAGTGACAGAAGATCCGGCAATTAATGTCCAATTAGTAGTACTTCCACTATCAGTTTTAAAGTAAACACCACTAGTCCCAGCTCGTAAATACAACGAGCTTATAGGAGCAGACTTGGCCACTGAAGTAGGATCATCAGAATCACCGGACAAAATAAACTGTCCAGTAAAAAACTCTATGTTGTTCTTTAAAAGAAGTACGTTATTAGCTTTGAATAATGCAGGACTGCCCATAATTATACCCCGTAAAAATTAATAACAAGCTCTCCAACACTAGCGGTTGCCGAAACTGCACGAATCGCGACGCGTATACCGTTTGCTATCGCTGCTGGGATTCTGCCATTCCCACCAGGAGGAAGAAGCACGAGACGCGATTCGGAAGCCGCCGCCCCTATCCCTATTTCTAAAGTTTGACCGGAAGAATCAAAAATCTCCATCTCAGTGACGGCCGCTCCTGTAGAAGCTACTAATTGTACCCATGTCCCAGTAGTAACTGAAACAGAAGCATAAGCATTCCGTACAGTAGTAACTACTGTTTTACCTTTAACAATTACAGGAAGGTTACTTTGATCACTCGCCATAGTCACAGCGAGAGAAGCTGCCATAGCTTTTTGTCCCAAAGAAGCCGGGAGCTTATCGTGAATAGCATCTAGAGTAACTTCAGTAGCGAAATCTTTAGCATTTAAAGTAGCTAGTGTTGCTTGAGTGGCCAAAGGTCCACCGCTAACAATGTCTACTTGAGTTTCACTCCCAGAAATAGAATTATCAATGATCTCTACAGCAACTTTAATAGCGTTTAGAATAGCTTCTGTTTCAGTAGAAAAAACTACTGAAAGGCTTGCTGCCGATAATTGCTGCCCTATAGCTGTAGGAAGTTTAGCGCTGATTGCTGAAAGAGTAGTTCTAGCAGTAGAATCTACTACATAAATTTCACCAGCAGCATTAGATTTAATTGAAGCATAATCCCCGTCTGTACTAGTAGAAGAGGCTACAGAATCTTGCCTCACCGAGAGAAGATGAAGTCCTGTATCCGCATTACTTGAAGCAGCGTCCTCAATAAACGAGGAAGAACTAGTAGTAACTAATCGTCCTCTAACATCAGTATGTAAATTACTCCGATCACCATCAGTGTAAGTAGGTAAGCTTGCAACATATTTTCCCCCTATCTTAATAGGATTGCCTGAATCGGCATCTTGGTCGGCAATAGCAGAGGAAAGACTAGCGGAAACAAGAAGTTCCCCACTAGCGGTAAGTTGTAAATTACCCCTGTCCCCAGAATCTAAAGTAGGAAGAGTTAAATTATACACTCCCCCCATCTTAATAGGATTGCCAGAATCCGCCGCCCCAGAAGCAACGTTTCCGCCTGGGAGAGTTAGTAACTCATTAGAAGCAGAAACAGAAACAAGAGTAGTACCATCCCCTAACCTAACTGAATCAGGAGTGGCCCCAGTATGCGTAAGCTGAATACCGATGTCCCCAGCAGTTAAATTTATAGCAGTACCTGAAGCCCCTACTATCTCTACAGGAAGAGGAATAGTGTTCCCAGGAGTAGTTGTGTCTTTAACAATAGTCGTAGCAACAAAAACCCCGCCCGGGCCACGATTAATTTGAATCGGAGATTGAGTAAGAGTAGCAATAGCAGCACCCGAAGAATCATAGCGTGGAGAAACAGAGCGAAGAATATCAAAAGTATCCCCAGTACTAATACCGGCAGAAAGCACCCCTTCTAGAACTATATCGGAAGCAGTAATCGATTTAACTGTTATCTCATATTCACTAATTGTATTTGAAGTAGTAAGCAAACGGATAAGATCACCCTTCTTGGCCGAATGCCCAGAAAGAACAATTTTTGAACTATTAGATCCTGCCTCGGCCGTCGCTCCCGCAGTAAGTCTGTAGTATCCCATAGCAACAGTGTCGAGCGCTGCACGAATAGGCCCAATAGGAATGACCGTTACGAATCTTTCTTCCAAACGAGAAAAAGCCGTGTCATTAATGTCCTGGAGTTTACCAGAATATGAGAAACCTTTAATTGATAATGGCATAACCTCTCCGCTCCTTTTGGGCCTCTTTGTAGATTATATAGATAATTTTAAGGTATTTACTTAAAAATTGGAAGAAATTCCTGTCCTTGCTTTCTCATCCTACGTACACGCCTTGCCTTATACCCAGGATTCAAAGACTCAGATAACTCATCTAAGAAATAATGATCGAGAATAGGCCTAATAATAGGAAAGTTAATAAGTGGAGTATTCTGTCTTACCAAACGTAGCGCTTGAGAGCCTACCTTGCCTGCTTTTCCTTTTCTTCTCTTCCCAGAAGAGTCCTCCATAATAGTAGAGCCTAGTTCCACTACATCTTGTATTTGACCGAAAATAGGACCAGCAGCTTCTTGTAAAATGTTCCTCTTCATCGATCCGTAAGAACCTTTTGCCATATCATTAAAGTACCCGGCCCACAAAGGGTAAACCCCCTTGGCCATAGCATCAAAAGCAGTAAGAGCATTCATCGGTCTAGGGACTTTTCCTGCTAAAATATCCCCAATCCATATCCCAGTTAAGGCCGTAAAAAATCCATGAGTGGCCATAATCCCCATAATCTTAGCATTGTCCGCATTTTTAAAAACAGATTTCATAAAAGAAGAATTATCCGCTTTAGGATTTTGACCAGCTAACTCTTTAAGTGTCCTAGTCGCCTCCATCGGAAAATTCTTAAACTGTAAAAGAGCGTTAAGAGTCTGCCCCATTACTGAATCAGGAGATACTCCCATTCTTGCTAAAGACTTAGTAGCATCCCCAGGAGAAATGGCCCCAAACTTAGTGTTATGCCACATAAAGTTTTGAAACCTAATCGCTGTATCTGATGAAATAATCTTTTCAGGATTTATAAAATTTAGTGTATTATTATATGTTTCTGTAGAACTTTTTATATCCATCCATTGGTCTTCTGTCTTAATACCAAAGGCCGCTAATTCATTTTTTAATCTAATATCAACCTTGGAAAAATCTGGGTCCGCATCACTAATATGATTAGAAAGGGAAACGGCCATAGTCTTTCTATTTTGTTTAGTAAGCTTATCGAGAAATGTTAATTTCATTACTCCGTTTGTAAATCTAGTAAAACCAGAAGTAGCGTCTACCCCTTGATCAATAAATCTAAAAGAATCATGGTCAAAGTCTAGCCCTAGGATAGTCCCTACCTTTTGTCTTAAAACAGGATCTTTAATCAAAGAGAAGTAATTTTTTATTAAAGTTGTTTGTGACTTAACAAAGCCCATCCCAGTTTTGGACATTAAAGCAGCAGTAGAAGTAGTCATATCTGAAAGAGTAGTAGTCCCTGCAAAACCAAGCTTGGCCGCCGCCGAAATAGTTTGGGCCCCTTTTAGGCCATCCACAAGGACGTCTGAAAGCAAGCTTCTTCCTACGTGCTCATAACCAAATATTTGCTTCTTCCAGCGATCCCTTGAAGCTCCCTGGCCAGTAATATTTCTATCAGAGAAGGCATCTGCTGCCTCTTTACCTTTAGTTTTTTCAATATACTTTCTCCCTACAGTCTCAATAAACTCTAAGGCCTCCAAAGGCCTAGGCCCTAACTTCCGTCTTATGGCCTCAGCTTTAGCAGCACTTTTAAGAGTCCTGTCCATAACCTCTAGAATAGAGCCTTCCCCATACTCTAAATGGTAATCAGCAAAAGAGGCTCCATCTTTAAAGTGAATAGAGCGTGCTTTTCCTAAAGAAGAATGCCCCTGACCAGAAAAAGAATTAACTGTTAAGTCATCGTACATATCCTTCAGCATTTTCGTTCTAGCTTTAGGGTCCATCTCACTTCCGAAGGTTAGCTCATGATCTAACTTTTCTAGTATTTTTGAACTCCATTTTTGATATCCATCTTTGGCCATCTTACCAGGATCATGCGTTTGTCTGATAATGTAGTCTGCTCTGTTTTTGATAGGAATACCTGCTCTTTCTAATGAAGAAACTACATATTCATTCATGTTTTTTATTAATTTAGCAGCTTTAGTAAAAGAGGAATTTGACTCAATTCCTTTATTTATATTGTAAACCTCAACTATAACGTCTTTAGTAAATGCGGAGTCTCTTAAGTGCACTTCTGTTTCAGGATCAAGAGCGCTGTTCAAATAAGTCTTATGAGATTGATACCTAGCATCCCTATTAACAGAGATAGAGTCTTTACTCCCGTCTGCCGTTCTTGTACTTCCTACTAAAGTCTCTTCTATGATCCTATGGGGACTCTCCCCCTTAAGCATTCTTTTCGCAAAATCATTTTTGATCTTTAGTCTCTCAAATCTTTCTTTCTTTAAAAAAGATATAGTCTCAGGGGATTTATCTCTTAAGTACTCTATGAAGCTTTTTTGGCCTGCTGATCCTGCTTTAAAGTCACCTACATCGGCTATTACTTTTCTTAAAAGCTCAGTAGGTACATCCTTTCCGTATTGTTTAACTAGAGCCGCTTCACAAGATTCGGACATACTAACTCCCTGTTAAACACTTACGTGCCGCTTTAACTATTTCATCTCTTTTAGTCTCGAATACTCTAAATACTTCATCATCTTGCTCTAACATAGCTTTAACATCTTCATCTATATCAGGATCCTTCCGTATTTCATCTAACTCTAATTCAAATTCATCCTTAGGAGCAGAGGCAAACTCTCCCCTCTCTATGGCATCATATTGTAATTTAGATTCTTCATCATAATAAAGATCTCTTTCAGGAGCATTGGCCTCCTTTCTAAATTCTTCTTGATTAGAGTACTTCTCTTTATACTCGCTCATCTCGTCCGATAAGCTATCTAACTCTTGTTTTTTTGTGTTGAATTCCTCTGTTAAGGCGTTAAGTCTGTTAGGAGGGATATCCCCATTCATCTCAGTTTTTAAAGCATCAACCTCAGCAGAAACTACACCCATTTTATTATTTAATTCTATCCCTGTACTAGCTGTAGCTAGTTCTACTTCAGTGTCCGATAGTATCGGGACTTTTCCTGTAGCTATTTTTTGTTCATGCACTGAAATTAATTTATCTACTGTATCTATGTTTAAGCTTTTAGTTTTAAGTTTAGTGTAAACCTCTCCTATACTCTTTAGTCCTGCTCCGCCTATAAACCCTGATCCGGCCGCAAAAATTAAGGCCTTATCTACTTCTATATCTCTATGCTCATCTAGCCCTATAGGAATATTAATTAGGCCCTCAGACGCTACGTTACCTATAAGGCCTTCAACCCCTTCTTTGAGTACTCTTCCTGTAGCAGTAGATTGATTTAAAATACCCTTGGCCATGGCCCTTCTTGCAAAAGAAGAAGCGGCTATACCTGCTCCTATTAGTTTCCCTGAGATTAAACCTATTGGATCAATAGAGGCTCCGCCTAGTGAGCTTATAAATGAGACTCCTTTGGTAACCAAATCATCCCCACCCAAATCAATAGTTTTTTGAAGTTCGTGTCTTTCTTCCCTGTAAGCATCCATTAAAGCTACTTTAGCGAGAGAGGTTCGCTCAGTTATAGGCTTTTCTAGCTTAGGGTAAAATTCGTTAGCTTGTTCAGGAGAAACTATGTCATTTTCTCCCCCTGTATTGGCCTTCTGTACAAATCTTCCTATACTCTGAGTCTCTGACTCAAAGCTGCCTAGTTTAAAAGAGGCTCCTGCTACTTCAGATAAAGAAGTCTTATATTGAACTGGAGTAAAGTCGCTGTATTGATCAAAACTTGGAGTTAAAGACATTAGTCCTCCTGTCCCGTTTGTATCTTAACCATTTTCTTTAGCTTTCCTATCAAGGAGTTATTATCGGCCCTATGGTTATTCATGGCCTCAAATTCTGACGATGAATTCTGGATCTCATCGAAGCTAAATGTTTTGTCTTGTATAATTTTCTTTTTATTAGGTAGGTTAACGAATCCTTTAACTCTTTGTCTTCTCTCAGTTTGAGGATTCACATAGGTAAGAATTAATCCATCTCCCGTTGGTGCCATTTCAAACTTAGGCTCATTTTCAGATACAAATTTCATGAAAGCACCATCAGAGGGGAAATTAAGTCCGTTAGCATCTTTAGCTATATCTAGTTCTTTGGCCACTTGCTCTTGTTCTTTAGATGTTTCATTAGAGAAGGGATTTCCAAAAGAGTTTTGTTTAATACTATTAGAATAACCTTTAATAAAAGATTTAACTTTATCGGCCAATATTGGATTATTGTATTTTCCCATTAAAGGGATAACAGAAGCAGTATCAGTGCTGACTAATTGTATATTATTTTCAATAACCGTCTTGTAAGCATTTTTAGAAGCATCTTCCAAAGAGTATCCTTCTAGCATTAATTTACGTACCTCTGTCTGCATTTTGGTATTCATAACATTAGCGAAGGGAGCAGTAGAAGGAGTATTGAAAGCTCCTCTGAATCCATTACTGTGCTCATTTAAAGACTCGTCAATTATAGAAGGAGTGTTTTCTTTAAGAGAAGTGTCTGCCTCAAATAGAGTCCTAACTTCCTTATCCTTAATATTTAGTAAAAGATACTTGGTATAAGGATCATCCATAGAAGCAGCTAATGCTAGAACAGACGCTTCTTTGTCCCCTTCACTACTCTTCTTGTTTAACCACTTAACCCCTATCTCTCCATACTCGCTTTGGAATTGGTCCAATTCGTTTTTCTTATCCTTAGACATTTTAAAGGAGCCCATTATATTTTTACCCGTATCTTTAGAGAAATAATCAGGGTTAGGGTATCCCATGGATACTTGATAATCATAAATGTCTTGAGTACCTTGAGCCAAATTAGGGTTATTCCCTACTGCTACTTTAACCGGATCACTCTGAATGGCCTTAACATAATCGGCAACTAAATGTGCTCGCCTATCAGCAACTTTTAAATCATCCCCAGCAGTTGCTAAAGTAGTATCTTTAGCTAGGGCTGCCCTATGGTTAATACTTATTTGCCCATTTTGTACTATCTGATCATAACGAAGCCCTTTAATTTCACTGTTGAAACTAAGATCGTCTTTAGCGTTTTGTATTCTATTAACAGCCTTTTCGATAACAGCATTGTCTACCCCAGGTAAGTTTTGGAATGCTTGAACATCTCTTATCGATTTATCTAGAATGGCCTTAGTATTAGGGTCTTGGCCTTTTAAAGACATAAGGGAAATAGCGTTATCCACATTAGATAATGATGTCCTAAATACTTTATTGAACTCATTCTCTCTTAGATTCTCAATCTTACTTAGATAAGAAATTTTTGCTTTAGGGTCTATTGTTCTAGATAAGTCAGTATTTGATTTAAGGAATGCCTCCGCTTCAATTAAATGCCCGCTACCTTTAGCTAGTGAGGCATTAAGGAATGTTTCAGCAAAATCAGAGTTTTTACTTTGAAGTGAGAACTTCTCTTTAGAGTCAAAAAGATTGCTATCGTTTAGATCTTTATTAAACTCTCTAAATGCAAACTCTGTTTCTTTTAAGGAAGTAAATTGGCTTAAGGTATTAAGCTTCTCATCTCTATTCTTAAAAAAGTTTGTTTTATAAAAATCCCCTCTCTGTTTGTTTTCATAGGCCGAATCGCTAACAAAGCTATTAAGGGAGAAGTCTTCGTAAAATTGTTTTACTCTTTCTTTAGCCTGGTCGTTAGGCGCATCCCCCATAGCAAGATTCTTATTATTCTCAATGTAGCTTTGGTTCGTTTCTGTATACCCTTCGTGTCCTGTCCCACTCAAAGAAGCGTCTTGGCCTTCTTTGAAAGCTGAGTACCCTTTAACGAAATTAGTTTTTTCTGTTTGCATGAAATCGTCAGAGGTAGCCTTTTGACGGGCCTCAATTAGCCTGTCTACTCCTACTCCGAAATCCTGAACACCTTTCCCAAGATTCGCTAAGGCCTGAAAAGGAGCCCCTGATATTTGATCAGGAGTAATCTGGGGAACGTCGCTGCTTATTTTTCCACTAAAGCTAGATACAGGTATTTTAGGCATAACTCTCCATTACTTTATTTTAGAGGAGACTTGACCTGCCCCTGATAGTACCCCGGCAAACATATTGATTCCTCTAGCGCTTTTTATGTCTTTCATTAAGCTAACATCATTGTCTGCATCTTTAAAAATCTGTGTGGCCCTAAAGGAAGCTTCTCTTCTTTCTAAAACTATTTGATTAGAAACATCTCGATTAGTTTGTTCCAATTGAGTCAAAGTAGCATTGGAGGATATGTCTACCCCAGAAGCAGCAAAAGCCGCTACCTGTCCTGCTTTAAACTTCTCGGCCTCTTGTTTTAACTGCTCTATGTTAATTTCAGAGCGAGCAAGTAGCTCGAAGCCTTGTGTTCGTTTAGAAGAGGATCTCTCCCTTATATTTTTTTCTTCTACTTGGCTTTGTTTGTATTGTGAGTAAACACCAAGAGAAGATCCGACAATTGAAGCTACTGCTCCTACAGCCATTTATCCACCTTATAAAACATCATAGCATTATTGTAATACTCATCATAAGCCTCAATAAGTGCTTGTTGTTTGAATCCTAGTTTTTCTGCCCATTTATAGCCTTGAAGATCACCTTCCATCACAGCTAAATCTAAGCGTCTAAACTTAAGTATTTTTAAAGCTAGTTCATCGACTATAAGTTTAACAGCTTTAAAAAAATTTAGTTTAGTTTTATCCACTAAAACAGACGGGAGAAGCCACACTTCGCCCACTCCGAGACGGTGTTCCGTGACTCCTACCACCGCCACACAAGCCTTATTATCCCATGACATAAGTGATAATATTGTTTTCTTAACGTCTAAGATATTACGCTTCATATCCTCTAGTAAAGATGGATAATTATGCTTCGGTATAAACTTATCTAAATGGTCTAGCTGGAAAGCTACTAAGGTTAGTCGTACGTCACACCTCTCATAGTGAGGTTTAATATATTAAATGGGACTGGGTCTTCATGTTGTATTTCTATTTGTGTATTTTCATCAGGAGAATTAGTGGGGAAGATTTTTTTAATCCCTGTAAACAATGTAGAATCTTCATACTCGAAATCATCTAGTGTCCCTGACTCTTTTCCGTAAGATCCTTTTTGGGATTTATACATACGAACATCTACTCTATCAATTCTCTGGATGGTCCCCTGTGCTGATCCGAAATCGCCCCCTGCCTCTATGTCCTTAGTACGAAATTTAGAGGTATAGGGAAGCCCTGCAATTACCTCAGTACCAGAAGCGTAAGAAGTAGCTAAAGTTATCTCTCCCGATACACTTACAACACGATCTGCATGAACTACCCCGTTAACCAAGACTTTAACCGTTTCTCCTATGAGGTGACTAAGGCCTGTTACTGTAGCGGTTAAAGAGCCTAAAACTACTCGCTTAGAGCAATCTGAGTAATAAGGATGATCGTCATCCACGGTAGAAGTATTAGTAATGACTGCGTGGTCGAAATCGTCCCCCATCTTTTCCAAATATCCTACAGTAGTTCCATTTACGCTTCTTTGGCATACCATCCAAAGTTCATCATATGATCCGTCTGTACTAGGAATAACACAAATAGAGTTTACTCTGTCCGTTGATCTTATTGGATGATAATGCCAAGCTGCTGTTTGCTGTTCTTCATTTATAGTTATGCCTACTAATTGAAAATTATTCGTAAGTATCCAAATAACTTTTCTTGAAGGCTGATAATAAAATTCAGTAAAAGCGCTATCTTTCATTTCATCAGTAGACGTTTCGCCGTATCCTTTAAATACCATTAAGTCAGAGATCGAGCTTAAATCTACAGAGATATAAGATCCATTAGCTTCATTGTAGATATAGCTTCTAATTGATTTCCCATCTCTAGACACAAATAAAGTAGAGTTTCCTATAGACGTAGACTGAATATTCCCTGAGCCATAATCCGTTTGTTTCTTAACATTTATACTAGAGCTTGAAATAATAGAATCGAATCCATTAACAATATATTCCGAGCCTGCTGTTCCTATTTGTAATGCCCTAGTAGACTCTACCCAATTAATAACATTGGCCTGTTTTGAAGCTATATTAAAAGAGAAAGGGTCAGTAGGGAGGACCGCTCCTTTTAAAGGGAAATCCCTAACATATAGATCGACCGATCTAGCAGAAGAATCTTGAGCTAGACGAGTTTGCATCATATTAAAAATATTCCCAACCTGAGAGGCCCAAACAGTATCAGGCTCTTTCGCTGTTCCCATTAGATATAAACGTTGTTCATGAAACACGCCTAATCTAGGGAAGCCTCTCTCTGTAGACCAGGCAGACTCCGCCCATTGATCAGTAGCATTTGCTGCTGATGTTATTGTCATTGCTGCGCCTGAATCCTCTACAATAGTACAAGTCATTTTCTGGAGTTTATGAGGGACTAATCTAAGGCCCGCGCCCCCAACAGTAACAATATCTACTGGACCTGTACCAGCTACGGCCCCGGCATCAGTTAGGTGTAAAGTAATTGCGTTGGCGTTTATGCTTTTAACAAAAACAACAGTACCAAAAGTAATATTAGTAAAAGTAGGATTGGCCCCACCAGCTCCCGTGACTTCTAGTGTGAATTGTTCTCTTGTAACAAGTCCATGTGATGTTATGGTTACTTGGTTACTGGTCGCATCTAAATTAGCAGAAGTTACAAGTATGTCTGCTGCTGTTGTAGTCCCAAAAAGAACTAGCTCGCTAGTTCCCTCTACTAAACGAAAATAGGACCCAACTTGAGTAACAAGAGAACTACTATCTGAGAATTTATGCCCTGCCTTGAAAAAAGGAATAGGATTATTGGCGGAGTCTACTGCAAAAACAGTTCCTCCTGTCCCTTGTGTAGCAGAAGCTACATAGAATCTTATATCAGGGTCAACATTACTATTACCATAAGGAACCATTGCTGCCGTGGCTACTTCCCCTATTGAAGGAAATCCAGTTAGGTATGAAGGATGATGGAAAAACATAATAGTAAAAGCAGCAAGTGCTGTTCTTATTATTAATATAGGAGGGTATGAATTAGAACTTTGAGTAGCATCATCAGGAGAATGGGTTAAAATTAATATATCCCCTGACTGAGAGTACTTATACTTTTTTGGATCTCCTATTAAGGTAGGAGAAGCATTTAACCCTGCATAAGTTAATGTAGCCGCTACGCCTGTATTGCTTATTATCTGAAAAACAGGGTTCCCGTCATCTAAAATGACAATATAAGATTCTTTTTTAGAGAAGATAAAAGGGATAATTCTTTCTGGGCTTATAGCGGAGAGAGCGGCCACGTACTTAGTCCCTGGTCTTTTATATAGACCACCATTTTTCCCTACAATAAAATTCTCTACAACATCACAGCCTTGATAATATTCTTTTAAATCGGTACGAAAAAATGTTGGGGAAAGTTCTCCTGATGAAAAAGAGTTTTGAATATATCTATATTTTCCCATTATAACCTCGAATTAAGCCAAAGATTAGTCTCTAGGTCATCAGGTGTACCTTCTTGGGCATCAAAAGATCTAGCATCTTTAAGAGAAAAGTTTTTCCATTCATCAAGCAAACGATCTTTTAAAGTCTGAGATTGATTAAGAGGAAAAGCTAATTCAATGGCAATTAAGTGAGCTAGTAGCTCATCGAAACTAGGGTCAAAAGTTGTGGTATCAGTAACATTATAAATATATTCAAGGTTAAAATCTGAATCGTTTGAAAGAATAAAACTTCCTTCTTTCTTCCACTCGCGGTTCTTGTCTTCCTCTTTTACTGCTCTTATGTAGTCAGTAGGAAGGGTAAACTTTTGAGAATATCCAAAAGGAGCGCCAATGTTTAATGAGATATTAAAAACACCATTAGCAGTAATATCTATTGCCGTATCAGCAAGGGCAGAGGCCTGAGTCTCAGCTAATTTAAAAGCTGAAGTTCCTGTTTTAATTATGTAGTAAGTAGAGTCTTCAGAAATACCTGTAGGAATAGTTCCACTGGTCAAAGTTACAATGGCCGTATCCCCTGTCACAGAATTTAATGCTGCTGCTGAAGTAAATATATCTGTTCCATCATTTACTGAAGTAGAAGTATCCGTGACTTTTTGAAGAAAAGATCTCTTAATAGCAAAATTCCAGGGATGCGCTCTTAGTAGCTTCTTTCTCATGAAGTCATAAAGAAGAGTGCAAAGACGCGCTCTTTTATTAGCATCAGAAAGGGCGGTTATAGAGTCCGCTCCTATTTTTAATAGAGCAATATTACAAATTTCTAAACTACTTGTGGCCATTCTTCCCCCTAAAAAATAGGGGACATACGTCCCCTATCCACCAAAAACACGCAGGAAGAACTTAGTTTACAGTATATAGAACTTCTAGCTTCAAAGTGTCGCCAAGAGAAGCAGTAGTCGCCTCAAGACAAGTAAGTACTACTTGAGTTTCAGCGCCAAACTTCTTGTTCCAGCCTGGACGAGTAGCAAGCATTTTAAAATCTACAGCGCCTGCACCAGTATCGGCAGAGGCTCCAGCGATAAAGCCGTCAGCATCAGCAGCGTCACCAGCTTCATTTAGCTCCCAACCAATATCCCATTGACCAGTAGTTCCGTCAGAAGGAGCTACAAATCTAGCATTATGCACGCGAGCGCCTGAAGGAAGTTTGAAAAGTTTAACTACATCAGCTATCGAAGCTTCGCCGACAAGAACATATTCGTCATAAAGACGACGAGATCCACCATGCCATAAAGAAGCGTCTACTGCGTTAGCAGGGACATCGATATAAGCGTCAGTGTGATATACCCCATAAATAGTGGCCATAAGTACTCCTTAAAAATTTAAGGGGAGACTAGCTCCCCTGTTTTAATTACTCTGAACAAATAACTTCAATTACTTTCTCTTCTTCCATACGAGTAGAACCTAGAGATAAACAAGCGTACACCTGCATAGAGTATGACTTGTCTGATCTTTCGCTGATTCTAGCTAGTACATCTTGTCCAACAGAAAGAAGAAGTCCATCCTGTGCCCAAGCAATACAACGTCTGCTGCTAGCAGCAGAAATTGTACCAGTACCGGCAGCAGTAACTCCGTTAGTTACTGTATAGGTAACATTAGTGCTAGAGCGAGGAAGTCTTTCAGTATGAATAAACTTAAATCCCATGAAAGTATCAACTTTTCCGTCAACCAAAGCTTTTACCATAGCGAAATCGCTGCTAGTGACTTCAGTCTCAGCAAGTAGAGAAGCTTTCTGAGAAGCACTGAAAGCAAAGAAACGTGCAATTGAAGGATCAACTTCAGCAGCGTCAAGTTTCTGAGCTACAGCTCTAAGAGTTTTAACGTTAAGATTAACACCAGTAGTAGTAGAGCCGTCAAAAGCAGCTACTTTCTGAGCAGTAGGAAGAACTACAGCAGTAGCTCCACTCACACCACCGTAAGCACTACCAAGAGCAGCAGCAATGATTTCGTCATCCATTGCGCGTCCCATGGCCATAATGGCGGCTTTAGCATATTGATTTTCTGGGTCCATGATTGTGCGCAATTTGTCTTGCTTGTCGACCAAATCAGCATATTCATAGTCATTCATAGTGACTTGGCGTCTGCTATGAGGAGTATCAATTTGAGGAGTATCAGAATGGCGGCTGGTCTTACGAACAGCAGTTACTGCTCCAATACGATCCCAGTAAGCTGAATCAGAGCTTTGAGATTCGTTACGAACAGCTGGGCGTAAACGAGAAGCCATTTGTTGAGAAAGATGAAATACATTAGCGCTGTATTGTTTTATATACGCTGTAGGAATTTGACTAGACATGTGTCCTCCATTTGTGAACTTTCATACTAAAAAATGTTTTATTTTTCGGTAAGATTATCCCCAAAAGAGGGTCTTCCTGGTATTACCTTTAAAAGGGTCGATTAATCGATTATCCAAGTAAACCTATTAATATGCTAAGAGGAAATCAAAACCGCGTCAAGCGTTTTCAAAGTCCCCTGATGCAATAGTTATCAGTTTAGTTACTTCCTTAACTATATTAGAGTGATCAGGATGCCCGCCATTATAGTAAGCCCCATTTATATCACCTAAAATCTGTTTGTATTTTCTCTCCGCCTCATCTTTAGAATAACCAAAAGATCCCCTAGCTTCTTGAGCGAATGTGTCTTCTTTGTAAACCGCCGCCGCCTTATTGCAAAATTTAGTAAAGATAGGGTCTTCTAAAAAGCCTTTTTTATCAAAGTACTCTACCATACCTTCATCAGCGAATTCCTTAAGCGCACGCTTAGCTAGCACTATATTGTCTTTAAACTTAGTGCCCCACTCTTGTTTAAGATTCTCAACTAGCCCTTTATGTTCTTCTTGAGCTGTAGCATTATGTCCATTATAAGCATCAGAGGAGAATTTGTTATACCAGTCAAAGAGTCCCTTAGCTTGAGAAGTAGTAAGGCCCTTCTTATGTGCCATTGCTTTGAAGTCTTTAAATAGAGTTTCATCAAGAACTACTCCAGCAGGTAACTCTGCCTGGAAATCGTATTTAGTTTGATCTGGGTCACGAAGCTTATTATAATATTCGCTCCACTCAACATCAGTAGCGTTTTTACCTGGGATAACAACCTTATCTGCTCCAATCTTCTTCTGAGCATGGACATAGCTTTTAATCAAATTAGCGTAGTTGATATCGCCTTTCTCATCATCAATGAAAACTTTTAAACTAGGGTCATTTTTAATAATATCTTCTAGACCATCAGGAAAATTAATCTTGATGGCGTTTCCAATACTATTAACTGTAGATGCTGGTTTTGTTTCTCCAACTCCTGTACTAGCTGGAGGACTGCCTCCGTTAGCATCTGGTGCCCCAGTTTTATCGCTTTCATTAGTAAAGTCCCCCATAAGCCCGGTGGCTCCAATAGAGTTATTTACTAATCTTAACATCTGACCCAAAAATTTAATCATCATATTCCCTTTCCTTTTTTTCTTGTTTCTTGATTTCTTCTAATATCTTCATAGGATCTTGGTCTAGTAATAAGAGAATTTGATTGACTATATTCCGTTCACCTTCACGAAAAAGCATATCGTTTACATTGCCATTATAAGAAGTAGCAAAGAAATGCCCCCTCTTTACAATATCAAGTAGAACGCTCCTGCCCTCTTCAGAGGCAAAGACTTTCCTGTAATCTACTACAATAGAAGCTAGTTTTTCCCGTTTTTTAAATAAACTCATTTTTTACTGCACTTGTTTTAAAGCAGGCGCTACCTTATTCATGCTATCCGCCTGTATATTTTGCTCTTGAAGCTGCTGCTGTTTTTGGGCCTGCTCTTGTCTTGATTGTCTAATACTGGCCACATCTTTCTCAGAGTTAAATAACTCTTGAGGTACATTGAATATATTTCCAACGTATTTAAGATACTCATCCCCGTTAATATTGTCCATAATTGAAGGGTCCATCTGAACAATAGGTCCAACCGCCTGCATAGCACGATTCAAGTTCTCTATTTCAGAAGTCCTCTGAGCTCGAGCAATCATAGAAGAATATTGAACATTAAGCTTTATTTCCTTCAGTTCTTGTGGAGGATTCTCAGGAAGTTTATTTTTACGAGCTAAAATACCGAAAACACGATTGATCAAAGGTTTAAGTAACTCAAAATGTTGCCGGCCCAAAACAGGTCCCATTAAACGCAATTTCTCCTCTGTACGCTGAAGAACTTCAGTAGCGGTCATCTGAGGTCCCTCATTCAATTGCAGTTGGTCAATAAAGAATGATTCTCGTATACGTTTACGTACATCGTTCATTACTTCAAAACCTATATCGATTCGCGCTTGAGTAATAAGAGGCTCAATACGATCAGCAGAACCAGCACGATAATAGTTAATCCCACCAGGAACAGTACGAAGAGGCATAACCATTCCGTCATCAGGAACTTGTAAAGGAGGATCTACTACCTTCTGTGCTCCTCGAATCGTGGCCTTCATCATCTCATTGATCATCTTAACATCAGGAAGAGACTTCATACCAGGCCCGCGACCGTAGCTTTCACCAGTAACCTTAGACCAACGAGGAACAGCGTAAGGAAACTCCTCGAAGCCGCCCTCTTTTAATAAAATTCCATTTGATTTCATCACATGAAATGAAGGGAACGGGAATTGTTTCCCACTAGGTACTATCCCGTGAAATTTAGCGTCTTCTAGAGGTAAAACTAAATGAATAACCTCTTGATCGTGCATCTCATGTATTTTACCAATATCGTGATCAGTTAATTGTGCTTTAATCATTTCTAACGAATATTCTTGTAGAATTTGACGACCATCTTCCTTAAGCTTTCTCGAAACTGTATCAATGAAGCCCTTGAAGTTCTCTTTAATATAGTGCTCATAAATAGGACGAGCATGAAAACGAACATCCAGCTCGTCATCCTCCTCAATCCTAAGAATCCCTGTCCCAAGCGCTCCTTGATCAATGTAAACCTCATGTATTTCCGGTTGAAAATTTGAATTATTTAAAGTTTGATGAATAACCTTTACAGCTTTTTGTAACCAAAGACGTACATTCTCATTCTTATCAATTTCATCGATACCAGTAGTAAGGTCAAACCACTGAATAGAAGGATTAGTAAGCATACCGTGTAAAGCTGAGGCCAAAAGCTCATTAGCAATGATTCCAGTTGAGTCATAGAGAGTGTTACCCTTCTTCTCACCGGCCACCATGTAGCCATAAACGTCGTCCTTGCGTGGGATAAGGTATTTAGCACACTCATACCAGTGTTGATCCCAATTAACTCTCCCTCCCTCCATCTGATTGTGAATCTTCAAAATCTTGGAGGCCTTGTCCTTAAGTATATCGCCTTTCATTTTTTATCCCATTAAGGTCAGCCGAGTCTGTACTGACCCAGGCTGAAACTTGCTTTGTTTAATCTGTGATTGTCGGGCCCCAAAAGCACTAACAAGCTGCTCTAGTTGTTGTTGTCTAGGATCATTACCAGAAAACTTATACGCTTCTGGATCAAGTCCTTCATTCTGCTTCTGGGCCAAATCCCCACCTAATGCCTGTACTTGATTGAAAATATCATTATTAAAGCGCTGTCTAGAAGATTCATCACCTTCTGCCTGCTTTCTCGCTTCGCGGATCTTCCTCTCTCTATCTATTGCCATAAGCCCAAATACAGGATTCCCGCCGCTTGTAAAAAGCCCACCGAATACATCAGCAGCTACACCTTTAACCCCTAGCCCCTTGGCCAAATTAGTCGCAGGCTTGGAGATACTATTAGCTATCCCAGAAAACGTCTCCGAAATTCCGCCACCACCACTACTCATAATTAATCTCCTAATTCATTGTAATCGCCCATAGCTTGTCTCTGCAAGTCTTTCCCGTAGTCATTAGCAAAAGAACTAGGTCGGGTATCAAAAGCAGAATACCCATAACTATCAGCAGCGTGGGAAGTCCAATCTTTCTTAGGCGTCCTCGAAAATGCCTGAATCTGTTCGTCCCATACCTTGGTGTAGTTCCTCAGGGCATCAAGGGACCATTCGCACTTGATTGTATCAAAATAGCTTATAGGAAGCATTAAGCGTGAGGCCTCTATCCGATTCTGTACGCTCTGTCTTTTTTGGATCTCGTGCCGAAATCCGTGCCCACGGAGTACCTCCGAAACAGTAACTCCTGTACCCAACTCTTTAGTGTTCGCATCCCAAGGCAAAACATGCCTCCCGAACGAATAACTCTTCTTTCTTATCTCGTCAGCATAGTGTTTAATGCCTTTACCCGTCTCTTCATAGTAATCAATATAGTTTAATTTTCCGCCAGGAAGTCTCTGTCTAAACCAAATAGCGCACGAATCGCTAATCCCCAAATCCCAGTACGTATCAACAGGATAAGCAGGATTATAAGGGACGTCTGTAATTCTTCCCTGGTCTTCAGCAGAAGTGAGAAAACTTCCATAATATGATCCCCGACCACCAGAATTAAAACTACACCTAATCTCTTGCTCATAATCCTCGTCGCTCATAGTCCGCTTTAGATCCGCTAGCTCTGAAGGAGGAAGTACCCCCGTCTTCTCACCATCAAGAAGCACTTCATACCAATCAGGGGACGTCTTCGCTATTATATACTTCTTATAGAAGTCATTCCTGCCATTAGGAGTCCCAATAAAAATCCCCCACCCCAACCTATCAGATAAGGCAGGACGTAAGATCTGGGACCATACTGTAGGGTCATACTGGGCGTATTCATCCAACACTGCCCCATCTAAATATAACCCCCGAAGCGAGTCTTTATTCTCAACCCCCAAAAGCATAATCTTAACCTTATCCTTCTCCCCACCACCAGGACGAGAAGGACGATCAATCGTAACAGTCAGTTTTTGGTTATTGTATTTAACCCCAGGCATCTTCTTTGTGTATTCCTTCATATACTCCCAAGCAATCATCTCCACCTGCTTGTAAGTAGGAGCTATATAAGCATACTGAGGATTAGTATGAGAACACTTAAGCGCTTTATGCAAAATGTGATTAATCGTAAAAACAGACTTCCCAAAACGACGGTGCGCTACAATAACATTGAAACGCTTCATCGAAGCGTGGAGTATCCTCTGCAAAGGGCGAGGGACATACCCAGTCTTAAGCGAAACCGCCATTACTTATTTCTTTTTTTTATCAGGATTAAAATTAAGAAGGGTCTCGTTCGCCTCAGTAACCTCTTTACGAATCTGGTCTATTTGCCCCTTCAGCTTAGATATCTCTAACGTTAACTCCTTATTCAAAAACTGCTGGTCCTTTAGGGCCGCGGTCCGCGAGACGAGAGTCTCCTTCAGTTTATTAAACTCCGACGCTTCGTTAGTGATCTCAGCGTTTTCTACGAATACAAAACTACCGTTCTTGTCCAACACTCTTTCAGAAGATCTCATTATTCACACTCCTCAGTATTAACTATTGTTTCGTCAGGAATAACCTCAATGTAATTAGAATCCACTCCGGCCGCTTTGTAATCGTCCGCGTCTCTTACACCCGTATCAATCAAAAAAGAAACCGGTGCCGCTCTATCGCCCACCAACATCTGCCTATTCCCATAAGTATCCGGATCGTTCTTCTCCGCCAAATACTTAACTTTATCAAACCAAAGACGCTCCCCTGATACCTGCCTTGAATCAATCTCCCTCATATCCGTCAAAGAATCATGAATTAAATCCGCGTACAGCTCCGCCCGTACCTTCTTCGCTCTACGGATCAGCGATTCGAATTCATGGTACTCGTGGCGCCAACGAGCAATAGTAGACATAGTAGGCATCCCAGGCATTTGAGATATTTTAGTCAGAGAGTTGCCCTCACACATAAGAGCGTAAATAATATTCTTCATATCTTCAGAGTATAAATAGATCTTACCCTCATAAGAGTTACAGGCCTCAATAACCCCTTTGGATATGTTATTGATAATATCAGTTTTCTTATTGAGAATATCCCCCGAGACGAGGTCCACAGTAACCAAGTTCCTGCTCTCATCAATAAATGAATAGAGATTCGCACGGAAATAAACTTTATTGTTCATTTCGATAACGTCAGTCACCGGCGTAGATAAGAGTTTTGGGGATTGCATAATCAATAAGTGTAAAGGCAAAAGTCGAGGAGAGTCAAGAGATTTACGGTTCGGGGGATAACTACCGCATGGGAGCTGATTTTAAAAGTAAAGGGTGTATGTGTCAATAGTGTAGGAATTTTAGGATTTTTCAGGTGGGGGAAAGAGGGATTATTGGTTGCGGAGAGGTGGATATGTGGATGTATTGGTGTGCGGAGAGGAGGTGCGGAGAAGTCTCGGAGTGTATTGGTCGGGTATTTTACCAGGTTAAGTTGTGACGCGATTCGGGATGTATCACCCACACCAGAACCGCGTATTTTGGGGGTACCGGACCCTAAGATTCCTTAATATCGCTATGATTTCCAACACTTAGCAGCACCGCGCACCGCGTTTCGCGATTACTAAAACAGTAACGCACCCTATAATCCTCTATTGCATCGCATCTTATTTATATATATATATAGACGCACCACGACTCGCGCACCGTATCTCACCCACGCACCGCATATATCGCTTTGCATCTTAACCTATACTCTCACCCACGCATCGCATCTATTGCTCAGCATCTTAACCTATACTCTCACCCACGCATCGCATCTATTGCTCAGCATCTTAACCTGTGCACCGTGACTCGCGCATCGCGTCTCTCTGTGTTTATTCTACGCATTGCATCCGCGCGGCGCGAGTCGTGCGTTGTGCCTTACTTATCTGCGCTCATGCATCTGCGCTTCACGCTGCGCGGCTTACGCTTCGTGTTGCTGTTTTTTGAGTGACACAAAGTATTATGATGCGATTGAACCAAAGGGATATACGCTGTAGTGACGGCTAGTGACGGCTAGTGACGGCTAGTTTTTTCGAGCCGTCACTGACCTAAGCATATGAAATTAATCAGGAAAACTATACTATAGTGACGGCATGACGGCTAATCCACTAAATTGAACCTTTATATCTATATATCTATATATCTA